GACCAGCTTGCTCTTCATCTCGTCGAAGGGGTTGTACGGGTTGTCTTCCGAGAAGAAGAACACGGTGCGCCGGTTGGTCTGGGGCTGCACCATGGTGCGGGCGGCCTTGCCGAGGGGCCAGGTGGGGAGCGCTTGCTTGCCTTTGATGAGCTCGGCGTCGTGGAAAGCGGAGATTGAGGAGCCGGCGGTGAACTCCTTGTAGACGCTGGCCACGCCCTCGAGGGGTGTCTGGGTGACCAGGAGCTTGCCGCGGCGGGTGATGAGGCGGTAGCGGAGTGTGTCCACCCAGGACTGCGGGACCAGCTCGTCGCACCAGATCAGGTCGGCCTCGCGGCCTTCGATGGTGTTCTCGCTCTGCGTGTAGTTCAGGAAGTCACAGCGTGATCCGTTGGGCAGGATGAATGAGCCGTCGGTGAAGCCATTCTTGCGGCTGTAGTTCAGGTAGTGAATACGGCCCTTCTTGGTGGCCCGGAGGGCGACGGGCAGGTAGTTGTAGATTGCGGGCTGCTGCACGGTGACTGAGGTGGCGTGGCTTGTGTGGCAGCAGAGGACGCTGGCGTTTTCCTTCTCGAGGAGGGTTTGCACCACGCGGCGTGCGGCCCAGAGGGTTTTACCGGCGCGGTTGCCGCCGGAGATCAGCAGCTCCTGGGTGGCTGCGTACTCGGTGTTGGCGATCTCCCAGTGGTCAGGGATGAAACCGTAGGTGTAGGGGTCGGCCTTCTCGAGCAGCACGAGCTGGGTGCGCTTCTGCTTCAGCTCGAGTGCCCGGGGGTGCGAGGCGTCTACCCGGGGGATGACGGGGTGCAACGGCTGCTCGTTCCACCAGGCGGTGTTGCAGGCCTCGGTGCAGAAGCGCTTCTGCTTGGGGCCTTCGCGCTGCTTGATGATCTCGAAGGGCTTGGAGCAGGTGAGGCAGAGGGGGTGTGACATAGGGGGGATTCCACTCACTTTACAGAAGAGGACAGAGGATGACTGAGGATGACTGAAGGCTGTGTGGGGTGTGTTTGTTTATATTTTTCGTTTTAGAGAACCCGTCGACTTTTAGCGTCGCCGCGGATTGCCCGACCCCCTCCCCCGGGGGCCCGGGCGGCCTGGTGTCTGCCTTGTGTAACGGGGTAGGACATTGGGTCTGCCGAGGGGTGCTAAAGTGCGTTTCGATCAATGTTTGCAGGGGTTTGCTGCGTGTTTGAGTGTCGAAGTGAATATAACTGCTATTGTAGGCATGAGTGCCCGAAACAGGCCTAAATGCGTGGTTTTCGGTGGTGCTGCCGCGGTAGGGGTAGGACATTTTGGACCACTACCTAAACCAGGTCGGGCGTCTGCTCGTCGTTCACGGGCGTCACGTCGCGTTCTTTCAGGTCCTTCATCAGGTCGCGATGGCTCACAGAGGCCGTCATGGCGAGGTGAATTGAGGTGGGTTGCCCCTTAATTACAGCGAGTTTGTCGGTCAGCACGGCGACCGCTACGGGAAGTCCACGATCATCGATCAAGTTAATAGAGGATTCGGCCAGTCGCTTGGTGCCCTTCCAGATCGCAACCTCCAGAAAACCCGTCACATCCTTGCGCCAGTCCTCCTCGTTTTCAGGGTAATCGACTGGGACCTTAACGCCTCGGATCAGCTTAAACGCAGTCGTAGGGCTTAGTCCGGTATCTTCCGCTATCTTCTCAAGCGACTTGTTCTCAAGGATACCAGCGACGACAGCGTCCGCTTTCTCTTGGGTCAGCTTGTTGTTGAAGTGTTGATTGGGGTGGTGGCTTTTGACGTACCCGAGCTCTTTGACCGCGTTGAAGACCTTCTCTTGCGTTGCCTGGGGGATCTCGGTGTTACCTGCCAACACGCGCTGGGTGTACAGGTAATTGACTCCGGCTGCCTTGGCGACGTCCTCGATGCTCGGCTTCTTGTCCTTCTTACCCGGCATAAGGCGCAAAGCTAAAGGGAAACTCTCCCCAGTGGTTGAGCTGCTTCTTGGGCTTCATGGAGTAGTGCTTCACTCCGGCCAGGGTCATCCTGACCGCAGCGGCGTAATCCTCACTGAGGTACTCGAGTTTACCGGGCATGGACTCCATGGCGAACGGCATCCACAGGGTCGGGAAGCGCTCGACCCTCACATCGTCGCACCAGTCGATCCGATAGGGGTTCTGCACTCCTGACCCTCCCAAGCAATCAAGTGCGCTCATAAGGCAACCTCGAGTGATTGCGAGGCATCCCGATGCGAACATCGTGACAGGAACAAGCTCGGAAGCGCACTCGGCATCATTCACCTGGTGTTTCAGGGCCTGCAGGTGCTCCACCTTCGGGCGTAGGGCTGGTCGGGCCGGGAGCGACCGGCATGAGTAGGGGATGCAGACCGTTGCCTGGTGTTCATGGGCTAGCTCGGCCATGCGGACTATATCGGCTGCAGTGAACTCGATGTCGTGGTCCAATTGGACCCACACATCTTTGCCGGAGTCCAGGAACCACTTGGTGGCGCGGCAACGGGAGCGGCTGATCAGTGCATCCTCCCGGATGGTGCGCAGATCGGTCTGCCTGTCTGAGCGGGCGAACGTGGCCGTCAGGTCGACCCAGGACATCATGCAGGCGGCACTGATGCCACCGTAGGCGTACATCGAGACGTGGATGGATGGGCGGGTGCCTGCCTTGGTTGGCTCCTGCACCACCGAGTTGGGCTGTTGCGCGTGGATGAATGGATCTTTTATCAGATCCTCTGAGTTATTCATTCTGATTTAGAGTTGTGTTTGATTCGTTCTGATTCAAGGAAAGCCTCGTGACCCTTTGCCAATATATACGGCACCGATCCGCGGGATACTCCAATTGCTTTTGCCAAGTCATTGAGTGTCATTCCGAGCTCCCGGAGATCGTAGGCACGCCGGCAGAACTGCGGGGTGTATTTGTCCGGGTGGACGTACTCGGTCGACTCGATGTTGGGGTCGGGCGAACCGTCCGCTAGGAACTTCTGGCTCAGCGGGTAGGACATCAGGCCCTTGTTGATGGCCCACTGCACCAGCCTCGGGCTGTCGTGCAGCAATTTGGTCCTGTCTAGGTCGTACTTGGTTTTCATCAGTAGATCGGGGGCGGGTCGGTGAAGCGGCAGTACTGGCCGTCGTACCACAGAGGAACCAGGCCGCACTCACCGTCTCGCTGTTTGGCGATGGCGATCACAGCCTCACCTTGGGCCTCATGGCGTTCACGGTTGAGCAGTAACACAAGGTCAGCGTCCCTTTCAATCTGCCCGGAGTCGGCCAGGTCGGTGAGCCGAGGTACTCGGCCTTTGTCCTTCTCGTTCTCCCGATTGAGCTGGGCCAGGGCAACCACGGCTGTCTTGGTATCAGAGGCCACGCCTTTGAGTCTGCCCGAAACTTCTGCAATCTCATACGTTTTCTTCTCTGCAGCCCTACTGCCGTGGATCTTTTGCAGATAGTCGACCAGCACCAGCTTCACGCCCCACTTGCGTACAGCACGGCGGATTACCGCGGTGATCGTTGCGATGTTCGATACAGATGAACCGGACACAAAATGGATGGGGCTGCCTGCGATCTTGGCTGATGCACTGGACATTGCCTTCATTCCTCCCTGGTCGAGCTGGCCGGTCTTGATGTCCTGCATTGGTATGCTGCCAATAGCCGAGACCATACGGCGCACGATGGACTCGTCGGACATCTCCAGGCTAACGAACAGGGTGGGTATACGGGAGTCGATGGCTGCTGCCTTGGCAATGGCGATGGCAATGGCTGTCTTCCCAATGCTGGGTCGGGCTGCAATGATGGCCAGCTCACCGTATTGAAACCCATCGGTCATCTGGTCGAGCCTGTGGAAGCCCGAGGTGATCCCGGAAAGCTGGCCCTGCCTTGAGAATCTTTCCTGTGTGGAGTCGATGAAACGGCTGACAACGGACTTGGACGATTGCACCTCCTCTTTAGATGCCTCAACGGTGAGCCCTGCTTCGGCATTGGAGACGATTTGATCGACGGAGAGGGTGGAGACAGCAGACTCACGGATCAGACGGTCTCCAGCGGTTCTGAGCTGGCGTCTATGGTAGGCTTCTAGGACAGCCTGGGAGAAGGCCGGATGATTGGCCGGGCTGGGACACAGCTCGTCTGCCTTGTTCAATTCCTCAAATGGTGGGGTAATCTGAGGAATTGAGCGCTGCCACTCTTTGACCACCGTCGTCAGGTTGACCGGCTCGGTCTTGGCGACCAGGCTTTTGGTGATCTCGTACAGGCAGCGCAACTTGTCGTGCTGGATAGCTGCAGTCGGGATCTTGGCGAACACCTCGTGACAGACATCCGAACCACCGGAAAGACAGGCGCCGATGAGGCCGTACTCGTCGTCCTGGGCAAAGTAGGGGTCGCTCATTGGTAGTCGGCGATGCTGTTTGTAAATTTCCGCCCGCCGGACTTACCGGACCCATCGGGGGAAGCATTGAGCCGAGACAACCAGTTCCTCAAGGCAGCAGGCCAGGACTTCATCGGGTTCTTT